TACACAAAGCACCCACTTTTAACATTTCCCAACACATATTTAACAGTTGCTAACACACTTTGGCACGCTTTTTGCTGTGTGCCGCAATTACGATTATTTAACACATTTAACATTATTAATTAACACTGTTAAAAATGACTAATTTTGTTAACTTTTGCTGTCCCTGTTATTGTTTCATATGGAACAACCTGTTATTAATGTTTCACGTGAAACGAAGTGTTAACAGATATTAATTTTATTTTTTAAGATTTCTTAACAGTAAAAATTTGGTGGTTTCGCAAAAATGCCGTATCTTTGCACCGTGTTTAAGAAACATATAAGTTTAACATTTTAAATTAGGTAATTATGAACGAAAATTTTAACGAGACAGTTTTTAACTGTATTACAAGCGTAAACGTTTTGATGACTAGCAATGAGGTAGCCAAAGACGATAAGGCGGTTATTAAGTTGAACCGTTTTAGAAAATGGCTCAATGAATTTGCAGCTGCACACGGTATGAACGAAGTTAAGTAAGTTAACACCACAGGTAACACGAAGTTTAACGTTAAATAATTTATAAGTTATGACAAAAGGTTTTAGTTTTGCTAGTACTTTTAATAAGACTAGTTTCGGTATTGATACAACAGATTTTCCATTTGTTAAGTTGACAGACATCTACAACAGCGAGAAAGATGGTGGCGGTGATGTAGTGCACCCTATTAACGGTATATACGTTCACAAATCACAGTTGGGGGACTCACCTGTTATTATTGACGCTGAAAACAAGCGTTTGGTAAACTTACCACAGTTCACAGGTGACACGGTGAGAGAGATTCTTGCTAACAGTGATGCAGTAGATGCAATTAAAGCCAATAAGGTAGGCTATACCATCTACGAATATGAATCGCACGCTAAAAAGTGCTACAGTATCACGTTCGTGGATAAGTAGAAATTGTTAGTGTAAAGGTTGGTTTCACAGGGGCGGGCGAATTAAATTTTGTTCGTCCCTGTCTTTGTTTAATTTAAATCTTTCTTAAAATGGCAAAACAGAATCCTATAGGGTTTACAGACAAAACGTTTGCACTCACTAGCAAAGTGCAATTAGATAAGCAAATATTAACTGCAGTAGAATCGCGTGGCTATTTGCGCAAAGAGATAGCCAGGGTATTTCAACAGGCTAATAGACGCATACAAAACGTTGAGAAATCGGGTATAGTTTCGCCCGCTGTTGTTGCCCTTAACAAAGGTAATATAACAGGTTTCACTAAATTCTCTATGCGTCACAGTTGGGAAGATTTAAAGATTGAGTACTCAAAAGCGGTTTCTTTTTTACGTCAGCCTACATCTACAGCCACAGGTACAAAAGAATATGCTGAACACTTGAAAAAAGCCTATGATTTGGACGATAAAAGTTTTGCCCTTATGCAAGATAATTTAATGGGCAAAATTGCGAGTGTTTCAGATGAACGTTTTTTGGAACAATACTTAATGCAATATAAAGACTTTACAGGTGAACTAGAACAGGAATCCAAGGACGTTTCAGACCAAATCGAAGATGATGCTGTAAAGATTGAAAATGCCTTAGATGATGCGCTAGAGCAAATCGCCAATGACCCAAACGCAGAAGCATTTATAAATGATGTGGATTCCTATAACACAGATGAACCGTTAAAGCGTATATTAGACGAATTTAAAAAATTTGGTTTATAATGAAAAAGATTCCTTTTGCACTACATACGGAAACGTTCACCCCGAAAGATATACAAAAAGTTTTGGCTTTGGCTGTGAACGATAAGAATTTTACAGGAAACAATAAGGGCGAAAAGTTCTTAAACGTTCCTGTATCTTTCGATATAGAAACTACATCTTTTTATCGTGACGTTGACGGTGAAACATATACCTATGACCGTTACATAAAGTTAGGTGGTAAGCAAACCAAAATGGAAAAATGTTCTTTAATGTACGTTTGGCAATTTGGAATAAACGGTTATTGCATTATAGGTAGAACGTGGGAAGAGTTTATAACTATGTTAGAAACAATTTCAGACGTTTTAAACCTGTCTGAAAAGAAACGTATTATTATATACGTTCACAATTTGGCTTATGAGTTCCAATTTTTTAGAGAGTTATTGCAATGGGCAAAGGTTTTTTCAATAGACCTTAGAAAACCTATTTACGGAATCACAGAAAATGGAATAGAGTTCAGATGTAGTTATTTGCTGTCGGGTTATTCACTTGCAAAGCTAGGTGAACAGTTACACAAATATAAATGTGAAAAGTTGGTGGGTGATTTAGATTACAGCCTGTTACGTCACAGCAAAACACCGTTAACACAAAAAGAAATGGGTTATTGCTTGAACGATATTAAAGTAGTTATGTGCTATATACAGGAATTAATCGAACAATACAAAAACATTACCCATTTACCGATAACAAAGACAGGCTTTGTGCGTAAATATTGCCGTTCTGTGTGTTTCAAGACAACAGACCCCGAAACAGGTAAAACCGTACAGAATTTTAAGTATTTGGATAAAATCCATAACTTAAATATAACAGGTATGGAAGAATTTGAAATGCTGCAAAGGGCGTTTTCGGGCGGTTTCACGCACGCAAATGCAAAATATACAGATGAGGTGATAGAAAACGTAGATAGTTACGATTTTACTAGTAGTTACCCGTATGTGATGGTAAGCGAAAAATTCCCTATGAGTACAGGGGTTTTCGTTCCTGTTAAGTCTATGAAACAATTTGAGTTTATGACCTCAAGATATTGTTGCGTGTTTGACGTGGAATTTACCAACATTTTTGCAAAGTCGGATAATGAAAACCCAATATCTGTTAGTAAGTGTTTCGTAAAAGAAAACGTTTCAGAAAATAACGGTCGTTTGGTTTGTGCTAGTAAAATCTGTATGACCATTACAGAAATAGATTACAAAGTGTTTTCACAGTTTTATATGTGGGAATCTGTGAGGATAGGCAAAATGATTTGTTACAGAAAAGAATATTTGCCCACAGAGTTTATAAAATCTATTTTGCACCTGTATGAAATGAAAACGAAACTAAAAGGTGTAAAGGGCAAAGAGGTAGAGTATTTAAATAGCAAAGAAATGCTGAATAGCTGTTACGGTATGAGTGTAACAAATCCTTTGCGTGATGAAATTGTCTGTGATGGTGAAACGTGGGACGTTGAACACTTGACAGGCGAAAAACGTTTAGAGGTGCTGAATAAATACAATGACAGCAAAAACCGTTTTCTTTTCTATCCGTGGGGAATCTATGTAACAGCCTATGCACGTAGGAATCTGTTTACAGGTATAGCGGAATGCGGTGACGATTACATATATAGCGACACAGACAGCGTAAAAATAAAAAATGGTGAAAACCATAAAGAGTATTTCAAAGCCTATAATGATTTGGCACAGCAAAAATTGCGTGCAGCCTGTAAGTTCCATAAAATACCATTTGAAAAAGTTGAGCCTGTCACGATTAAGGGAATAGCAAAACCTTTGGGTGTTTGGGACTATGAGGGACAGTACAGACGTTTTAAAACTTTGGGAGCAAAACGCTATATGGTACAGGAAAAAGGAGCGTTAACGGTAAACGGAAAAGATTACGATTACAGTTTGACGGTATCGGGTGTTAATAAGAAATCCGCTATACCCTATATGTTAGAAACATTTGGGGAAAACGGAATCTTTGACGCATTTACAAACTATCTAGACATACCCCCATCTGCAACAGGTAAGAATATGCACACCTATGTAGATTACGAACAAAGCGGAACTATTACCGATTATTTGGGGACGGTTTCAACTTATGACACAAAGACAGGGGTACACCTGGAACCGACAGGGTACACTTTGAGTTTGTCAGTACTTTATATAAATTATTTAATGGGAATCAGATTAAAGAAAGAATAATATGAAACAGAAGAAAGAAAAGGTGGAAACACCGAAATTTTATTCTTTGTCTAGAATCTTAGCAAAGAATGCAGATTATAACGTTATCTTTGGTGAACGTTCAAACGGCAAAACTTATGCCACCTTATTGTACGGTATCAAAGAATATTTGCGCACAGGAAAACAAATGGCTTATATTCGTAGATGGAGAGAGGATTTAAGGGGCAAACGTGCCGAAAGCTTGTTTGCAAACCACGTTTCAAACGGTGTTATAGAAGAACTCACAAACGGCAAATTTAACGAAGTCTTTTACGTTTCGGGCAAATGGTTTCTTTCAAGCTATGACCCCGAAAACAAAAAGCGCGTACCCGATAACGTGCCGTTCTGTTTCGGTTTCTGTCTCTCAGAACAGGAACACGAAAAAAGTAGTAGTTACCCGAATATAACTACTATAGTTTTCGATGAGTTTTTGACAAGACGTTATTATTTGCCTGATGAGTTTATGCTGTATATGAACCTGTTAAGTACTATTATCAGACAGAGAAACGATGTTAAAGTGTTTATGTTGGGAAACACCGTGAATCAGTTTTGCCCATATTTTACAGAAATGGGACTGAAACAGGTACGAGTAATGGAACAGGGAACAATAGATATTTATAAATTCGGTGAGCACGGTGCAACCGTGGCTGTAGAGTACTGCAGTACTATTGTTAAGCAAAAAGCGAGTAACAAATATTTCTGTTTCGATAATCAAAACTTGCAAATGATTACGGGCGGTAAATGGGAACTTGCTGTTTATCCCCATCTACCGGTGAAATATACCCCGAAAGATGTACTTTTCGTTTTCTACATACAGTTTAACGAAATGACTTTACAGGGTAATATAATACAGGTGGAATCCTCAGACGGTGTTAATAACTTTATGTATATCCACAATAAGACAACACCGATTAAGGACACGGAAAACAGTTTGATTTATTCCCTTTGTATGAACGGAAAACCAAATTACAGGCGCAAATTGTTAAGTACTGCCAGTTACGTTGAATCTCAGATAACGAAGTATTTTGCAACCGATAAGGTATTTTATCAGAATAACGAAATCGGAGAAATTGTGCGTAACTACTTAATGGCTAGTAGCAGAAGTAACATTATTACTTAATATCTGTTAAAACAGGGAAAAAAAGTGTTTTACGTGAAACATTTCCCTGTTTTTATTTGGTGGTTTCAGATATTTTGTTTATCTTTGCACCATTAAATAACAAAGTTAAAATTTGCTATATGGAAGTAAACGAAATAGTATCGTTAATCAGTAATGTTGGTTTTCCTGTAGCTGTCTGTATCGCTCTTTTCTTCTATATGGAGAAACAGAACGAACGACATCAGAACGAAACCGACAAGTTAAATGAAACAGTACACAGTAACACGAAAGTGTTAACTGAACTTTGTACGTTAATTAAAACAATTGTAAAGTAATGAAAAAAGAGAATCTTTATAACTTATATCAAACACAGGTTAAAGACAAAGATACAGCTTTAGACACGTTCTTTCAGCGAGTTCTTTGTATGACCTCAAAGATGTTTGAGTACACAGGTTTACCCGATTCGATTCCACAGGTAGAACTTGAAAAGATTCTGCAAACTAGTGGAAATGTAGGAATCGCAAAAGTTAACGGTGAACTGTATGCACTACAGGGTTTACGAGGTGGCGAATGTGATGCGTATTACAGGGGAAAAGATTTTATTGTCGCAAATCCGTGGTTAAAGTTGGATAAAACCTACAGAATTGATTCCGATATTGTCGTTATCAATAACACACCGTTTGCGGATTCAATTCTCCCTGTTATCGGGAAATATGGTGTACTTTACACAGACGCAGTTATTACTTTAAATATGACTAGCGTTTTAACTAGAATCACTATGCTTATATCTGCTAGTGATGATAAGACGAAACAAAGTGCAGAATCTTTCTTGAAAAAGATTTTGGACGGTGATTTCTCAGTTATCGGTGAAAATGCCTTTTTCAAAGGTGTTAATATGCAAACCCCACCGACACAGAGTAACCAACAAATAACGCAGCTTATAGAACTGTTGCAGTACTACAAAGCTAGTCTGTTTAACGATTTGGGTTTGAACGCAAACTATAATATGAAACGTGAGCGTTTAAATACGCAAGAGGTTTCTATGAATATCGATGCATTAATGCCTTATGTTGATTCAATGTTAACAGAACGTGTTGAGGGTGTTAAGCGAGTTAACGAAATGTTCGGGACGGAAATTTCTGTAACGTTGGGGTCTAGTTGGAAGATTGAGCACGAAAATTATTTATCACTACTCAAGGCAACGGAAGACGGGCACGACCATACAGAAACGGAAGACGTTGACCCTGTAAAGGAAAACGAAACAGAAGAAACGCAAGAAACAAAAGAAACAGAAACAGAAACAGAAGAAACGCAAGAAACAAAAGAAACGGAAACAGAAACAGAAGAAACGCAAGAAACAAAAGAAACGGAAACAGAAACAGAAGAAACAGAAGAAAAAGAAAACAAAGATGAAAATTAACGAACTTTTTACAACTGAAAACGGTTTATTTGATAAAATCTTTAAACCCCTGTTTCCTGTTTTGTATGAATCAATATTCGGCACGGATGACCCGAAAATAATTGATATTGATCTTCGTTTCAAATATGGAAACAGAACTTTGGTTGATGCCGTTACAAACGAAACTGCAACCGATATTGTCAAAGGTATTATTACAGTAAAGTTTGACGAATGGCAAAAACAGATTCAAGTGTTTAATAAAGAATATGACGTGTTGAACCCTGTAACGTCAAAAACAACGGAAACAACAAGTAACACCGTTGACGAAACAGGCAATAACAACACCATCGATTCAAGTGTAACTTTTAATGATGGAGATTTTGGCAATGACACAAAGCAGCAAAGAGATTCCACAGGAAACCGACAAGAAACGGGCACGAAAACAGTTGTTAAAAACGGTGTTCCGTCTAGCGTTCCAACTAGTGAAATTATTCAAAAAGAAATGAGTTTGCGCAAAACTAATTTCAAAACGCAAGTAATCACAGAACTTGCAAAAGAGTTAACAATAGATATTTATTAATACTTAATTTTTATAAAAATGGAAGTAAAACAGATTTATAGTTTAATTAACACCGTATCGGGTGAAGTATTGGGTAAAACCGATTTGGTACATGAAGACCTAACAGGTATCGTTGATTTGGGCAATGAGATTTTTAATCAAAATGCCGTTGACAATTACGTTAAATCACTTGTAAACCATATCGGTAAGGTGGTTTTCGTAAACCGCCCTTACAGTGGTAAAGTTCCTAGCGTTTTGATGGATGCATGGGAATTTGGTTCTGTTTTGGAAAAGATTTCAGCAGACGTTCCAAAGGCTGAAGAAAACGATACGTGGAATCTTACAGACGGTAAAGAGTACAAGCAGGACGTTTTCCACAAGCCAACCGTTTCTGCTAAGTTCTTTAATTCAAAGGTAACTTTCGAAGTTCCTGTGTCCATCACAGAACGACAGGTTAAGGAATCTTTCAGCAGCGCAGCACAGTTGAACGGATTTTTGTCAATGATTTACAACGCCGTTGAAAAGTCAATGACTATTAAGACAGATGCGCTTATTATGCGCACAATTAACAATATGGTTGCAGAAACTTTGAACGCAGACAAAGCAGCCTTCGGGTTTGTTGCATCTACTCACGAAAACGTGGACTACAGTTCTGCCAGTACTGTTAGATGCGTAAACCTGTTGAAACTGTATAACGATAAGACGGGCACAAAGTTGACAGCAGACGCTGCAGTTACCACACCCGATTTTATCCGTTTTGCAGCATATACAATGGGCTTGTACTCAGACCGTTTGCAGACCATTTCAACCCTGTTTAACGTAGGTGGTAAGGAACGTTTCACACCAAAGGACGTTTTGCACACAGTTCTTTTGTCAGATTTCGCAGCAGCTGCAAAGACTTATCTGTATGCTGATACGTTCCACGATGAGAACGTTTTGTTACCACAGGCTGAAACCGTGGCAAGTTGGCAAGCAACGGGCAAAGATTACGCTTTTGCCGACGTTTCAAAGATTGACGTGAAATCTGCAAGCGGTGCAACCGTTTCTGTAAGCGGTGTACTTGGTGTTATGTTTGACCGTGACGCTCTCGGTGTTACTAACTTAGATAAGCGAGTAACTACAAACTATAACGCTAAAGCTGAGTTTTTCAATAACTACTACAAGTTTGACGCTGGCTATTTCAACGACACAAACGAGAACTTTGTGGTGTTCTTTATTGCCTAATTTGGGTTATTTAACTGTTGAGGGTGTTTTCCTGTAGTTGATAGCAGGAAACACCCTTTTAAACTTTAAGGGTATGATTAAAATTAAAACTTATAACTATGACGGTAAACCGAATAAAGTAAATAAAACCCTACAGGAGAACAGCGAGTACACAGGATTGCTAAATGCTAGTTTCAACGTCTTAACACCTGTAGTAAGATTCAGAACTCGCACACCTGTAACGTTTAATTACGTTTATATCGAAAGTTTAAACCGTTATTATTTCGTTAAAGAGATTTCGCAAGATGGTGACCTATGCACGGTACGTTTAAAGGTTGATGTACTTTTCACCTATAAAGATAAAATACTCGCTAGCAGTGGAACGTTAACACAGGGTGAAAACGTTAACAAATATCTTTCAAACCGTGCAAACGTGGTGGACGTTCGCCCGAATGTTAGAAAGTTAGATTTTCCTAATAAGGAACTATTGAACGAAACAGGTAATATTGTAATGGTAACTATAAAAGGTAATAAGTAATGGCAAGTTATAAAATAAATTATCACTTAACAAATTGCACTACTACAGCAGTGAGTAGTACAAATTACGACACAGACGGTAATATTATCCACTTTTTCGGAAAAGCGGTAGACGGTTGCTATTTTCTGCCAAATGATGGTGATTACAATTACATTTCACGTCTGAACAGTGGAACTACAAAAATAACGAATTTTAACCTAGAGCGTGTTTCTACTAGTGATGACGCAAACGTTATTAGAGGTAATATAGATGGTATTTCCTCAGATGGCAAATACTTTTCGAAACGTTTAACTTTCGGTACAGCCAATACAGGCGAAATGGAATGTTACTTAAACGCACGGGGTGGAACACCTGCATCTACAGTTAAAACGTTAAAGATAAACAATAACGTTTCGGGTACAAATGCTGTTTCGGTGCAAAACGATTCAAATTTTGATATTACGTTGACAGGTGACACAGAGGGAACTTTCACGGCTGCGCCTGTAGTTACTTATAAGAACAAATATAATGAAACAGCAAGAGGAACTATGAACGTTAACGGTAACGTAGCAACATTTAGTGTTCCTGTACAAACAAACGAAGAGGTAACAATTAACGGAACGTTCACCCCAAAGCAGAAAGAGTTAACAATAACAAATCACGTTTCGGGAACTACTGCAAACTATGTGCAAAACGGTGAAAAATTCGATATTACGTTAACAGGTAGCACAGATGGTAGTTACCCTGTTGTGCCTGTAGTTTCTTACAGAAACGAAAGTGGAACGGAAACAACAGGAAATATGAACGTTAACGGCAAAATAGCAACATTTAGTGTTCCTGTTGCCACAAACGAAACTGTAACTATTACAGGCACGTTTACACCCGGAACACCACAAAAAGACGTTCCTGTTACTTATGCGTTAACAAATTGCACCGTTTCACCACAGCCACAGACAGTTAAGACAGGTAGCACGTTAAATTTGACTGTCACGCCGCTTACAAATTACAATTTAGATTCGTGCAACCTTATTTGGAATGATGGAAAGAAAGACGTTACCATAAGTGTTACAGGTGGTGTAATTTCATTCCCTGTGCCCGATTCCTGTGTGTCTATAAGCGTCAAAGCGGTGGCTAGTATAATAACACCTGTTGGTAGAAATTACGGTGCTATAAACGTTTATTGCGTAACGCTTGACAATTTGGACACATTTTCTAAACAGCGTTTCTTTGAAATAAAAGACGATACACAGGGAATTTACGAAGAGGTTAATTTGGGAATATATGTAAATCGTATCAAACGCATTTTTACAAACGTTCCTGTATCCGGTACGGATTCTTTGCGGTGTGGTAACTATAACACAGGTATAACGGTACAGATCCCCGAAAAGGACGTTATTTTGCTAGACTTTGGCAATGTGACGTTAACAGGTTTGAACGGTGATTCGGAAGACTATAACGCACAAATTTCGGTATTTATTCCGTGTCGTGGCTTTGTTGCTGTAGATAGTAAGTATATCGGTAAAACGGTAAACCTATCTTTCAAAGTGAACGTTATAACAGGTGATGCGGTTGCGTTTCTGTCCTGTGATGGTGTTGTATTTCAGTTAGAAAGTTTTTCTTTGTCACGAGATGTTATTTATAAGACAGGTACAACAGAATTAAATATCGTAGGTGGTACGCAGTGGGACGAACAAATTTTGTACGGTTTAGAGCCTTATGTTATTATCACGCAGAACACTACAATAAATAAGCCTGTGAACAATACACAGGAATCCGTAATAATCGGGGACGTAACAGGCTATGCACAGTTTGAAAACGTAGATTTGAACACGGTTAATTTGTTGGTAGATGAGTATAACACCATTATTTCAGAACTTGAAAACGGTGTTTATCTATAAAAGAAAAGGGACGGTAATAAATACCGCCCCTTTTTCTTATTTGCTGTAAAATTCATCCATCAAACCTTTCTTGTAAAGGAAATCAAAACATCTGTTTTTGATACCCATTTCTGTATCTAAACAGTTAGAAAGATATTCGATAACTTTCTTTTGTGCCTGTAGTGTATCGATTACAGAGTTAAGCAATAAACCTTTATTACCTGTAGTGTTTTCTGCTACAAACTTTAAATTATCAATGGAAACCGAAATAGAATCCTGTAAAACCTTAAAACCTTTTTGCATAACTTATTTCTTTTCTAAGTTCATAATAATCTGTTGACGTGGTTTACCATTTCGTGGTGCAACCGAAACGTGATACCAAAAACTTTTAGAGCCTTTGCGGTGCTCTTTAATAAGTTGGTCAAAACCGCCTGTATCTCTTAGAGCCTTTTCCAAAGATTCCATATCGGCACAAATCAAATCAGCGGCTAAGCCCTTTTGGTGTTGGCTGTTAGAAACACCACCTACAGCCTTATTTAATACAGGACATCTGAAACCACTAGAAATCAGAATCGGTTTACCTACCTTTTCACGGATAATATCCAAATAATCGGCTAACTTATTCAAGTTATCCACTACCTCAAAAGATGGGGTGTTGTCAATTCTCAGACGCTTTGCTGTTGCTGAATTTAAGAACTCAGACAAACTAAAATACTTAATCTTTTTCATATATCTTTTCTGTTGGTGAAATTACAAACCATTTACGACTATCTTTGTGTGTCGGATAGCGACCCTTAACAGTGATAGAGCAATCGCCCGAAAGATAGTCTATTTTGTTATTAAAGAACTCGCTTACTTTGTCGGAACGTACCATATAAACGGTAACGTTATTAACCTGTTTCAAAGTGATTTTAAAATAACTATGCCCCATATTATAAGTGTTTATACCTGTGAGTGTTACCCCACAGGCGGTTAATATTACTTTGTATATTCTACAGATTCCAACATCTGAAACCATACAGAAACGTCGCCTAAAATATGTAAAACGCTACAAACACAAGCACCATATTCAAAAGCAGCGTTATAACTGTCTTTGCGCGCAAAAGACGTGGCTTTGTTTTGTGATAATGGTGTATAATAGTCTAACAGATTTTTATACATCTTTTTTGTAGTTTCTACTAAATCACCTGTATTATATTCTGTGTAACTTGTAGATGTTTCACTAACAATAACGTTTTTATTATAAACTGTAGTCTTTACAGTGACTTTAATATTATTCATAACTTTATAATTTAATTGTTTAACTATGTTTCTTAATTCTGCTGCAAAGATACACCTTTTTCACGAAACCACCAAATTTTTACTGTTAATATTTCTTAAATTTAAAATTTTAATCTTTTTAACAAAACGTTTCACGTGAAACATTAATAACAGGTTGTTCCATATGAAACAATAACAGGGACAGCAAAAGTTAACAAAATTAGTCATTTTTAACAGTGTTAATTAATAATGTTAAATGTGTTAAATAATCGTAATTGCGGCACACAGCAAAAAGCGTGCCAAAGTGTGTTAGCAACTGTTAAATATGTGTTGGGAAATGTTAAAAGTGGGTGCTTTGTGTA